AAGAAATACGACTTTGATTTCTTCGAACAGACGACCGAAATAGAGAAATCTTTAAAAGGGGCGCACACTTGCCCGAAGCCGGTTACTCTTATTGAGTCTATAATTGACGGAGCAAAAAACAAAAGCCGCGTTCTCGATATATTTCTTGGATCTGGAACGACTCTTATAGCAGCGGAGAAAACAGGGCGCAAATGTTACGGGATGGAATTAGACCCGAAGTATTGCGATGTGATCGTAAAGCGATGGGAGGACTTCACCGGTAAAAAGGCAGAGTTATGGAAGCAGTAAAGCACAACACATCCAACACCAAAAAAGAAGCGATGCTCGAAGCTCTCGAGAAGTCGCTCGGTATCGTATCGACAGCCGCGAAGATGGTTGGGATTGATCGCTCCACCCATTACGCATGGCTAAAGGCAGACGAGGAATATAAGAGCGCGGTCAACTCCATTCAAGACAGCGTCCTCGACTTCGCAGAATCGCACCTGTACAAGCTCGTGAAGGAAGGCAATCCAGCCGCGACGATATTCTTCCTCAAGACCAAAGGCAAGAAGCGCGGATATATAGAACGGCAAGAGATAGAGGTAACAGAGAAGAAGCCGCTCTCATGGTTGGATGAGTAAACTCGCGGCAACATATTACCACGTCAAAGAATCAAAGGCAAAGATTCAAGTTCATCAAGGTGGAAGTCGTAGCGGAAAGACTTTCAGTATCCTCACGGCTCTCATAGAGCTTTGTCATAAGAACTCGGGACTCGTTATCACCATATGCCGAAAGACATTCCCCGCACTTCGTGCCACCGCCATGAGGGACTTCTTCGAGATACTCAACAAGGAAGAGATATACAACCCCGACCTCCACAATAAGAGCGATGCAACCTATCAACTCTGGGGGAACATGGTTGAGTTCATCAGCATCGACCAACCGCAAAAGGTAAGAGGACGCAAGCGAGACGTTCTATTCATCAACGAAGCCAACGAAATAAACCTTGAAGACTGGCGGCAACTCCTCCTCCGAACTACGGGGAGGGTCTTAATCGATTACAACCCATCAGACGAATTCCATTGGATATATGAAGAAGTCATACCACGAGAAGACGCAGAGTTCTTCCGCACCACGTACAAAGACAACCCGTTCCTCCCTGAAAGTGTGGTCATGGAAATTGAGCGGTTTAAAACAGCAGACGAGAACTTTTGGAAAGTATACGGTCTCGGAGAACGAGGCACCGCACAATCCACCATCTTCACCCACTGGACAGAAATAAACCAAATCCCAAATGAATACAAACTCCTCAACCTCGGACTCGACTTCGGATATACCAACGACCCAACCGCCATCGTCCGAGTCTATACAGACGGGCACGGGTTCGCAGTCGACGAATTGTGCTACGCGACAAGACTCACTAATTCGGATATATCAAAAGTCCTCCGAGATAATCAAGTCAATCGATCGGATGTTGTTATATGTGACTCCGCAGAACCCAAGAGCATCGACGAGATACATGCTCACGGATTCAATGCTCACGGAGCAAGAAAGGGAAAGGATTCGGTTAAAAATGGAATCCAATTCCTCCATTCGCGACCGCTTCTTATCACGGCTCGGAGTGTGAACCTCATCCGGGAGCTCAGAAACTACAAATGGAAGGAAGACAAGAACGGCAAGCAACTGAATGAACCCGTCGACAACTTCAACCACGCAATCGACGCGATGAGGTACGCGATTACATTCAACCAAACGAACCCGAATTTCGGCTCTTATGCCATCGGATAGAAAAGAAAAAACAAAAAAAATTCGTTTTAGGGTTGGATGACTAAAAGAATTGCGTATCTTTGAGACATCAAACGAAACAAAAAAACAGCAATCATGAACAACGCAAACAAAAGAAACATTGAGCTGGGTACACAAATAATGGTCATCACGGCTTTTGGACAAAAATACCCCGGTGTTGTAAATAAATTGGTAGAAAACAACGGTAAGAAATGGTTTGAAGTAACTTGGAACTTTATGGATTTCGCACCAAGAACAGAATTAGTTATTGATTATCGAGTTATTCCGGCATAATAAATAACAGACCAACAGAAGCCCCTTACGGGGCTTTTTTTTTGCCCTAACTTTCCGGACGTAAGGAAACCAAAGAAAACGAGTTATTAGAATGATGGAACTCAAACTCCCGCACCGATGGTCTGACCTCTCTCTCGGAGAACTCCAAGTCATGATGACCGCAGACAACCCACTCGAGAAGATATCCATCTGCTCAGGGTACTCGGTAGAGAAACTGCGTGCGATGCCTCAGAAGCTCATACAAGCTGCCTCAGCGCATTTGGACAATCTTCTGACCCAAGAGACCGCACGACATGAGAAGGTCGTTGAAATCGACGGTAAACGCTTTGGCTTCATTCCGAATTGGGATGAGTTTACAGCGGGCGAGTGGATCGACATGGAAAACCATCTCGAAGACTTTTGGAAGAACGCCCATAAGATTACCGCTCTTCTCTATCGGGAAGTGACTTACGAACTCGGAGACAAATACGAGATAAAGAAGTACACCGCCAAAGAGGACGCGAGTATATTCGAAGAGATGGGAGCGGACTTGGTATCGGGGATGCTGCTTTTTTTTTGGACTTCCAGAAATCAACTGCTTCACGATATGCAGTTCTCTTTGCTGGAGGTGGCGGACAAAGCGATCCAGTCAGCGAAAAATGGGGATGGTACCATCTCCTGTACTCCCTCTCCGGAGAAGACATCCTCAAGATGGACTCGATTACGGAACTTCCTGTCCAAGTCGTATTCCAACACCTCAGTTATTTAAAAGACAGAGCACATGATCACGTTCAATAACATCGTCGAAAGGTTCGAAGACTTCGCGACGAGTCACTTCTTCATCAAGTCATTCTCTTTCGGCTCTCCGGATGATGTGGATCTCGCCAAGTTTACCGAGTTCCCGCTCATGCATTTGGTATATACCGGGGCAACGTATGACAGCGGAACGAAGACGTATAACATCGAGGTATATATCTTGGACGTACCCGCGGATAAGACGGATAAAGTAGAACGACAACGGGAGGTCGTATCCGATGCAGAGCAATGCGCAGAAGACATCATCGCGGATATCCGCATGGGTGGCAATATCTTCACGTTCGCTCAAGATTATGAGGTCGTCAATGCTACAACAACCCCACTCGAAGAAGAGACGAAGAACGTCCTCTCGGGAGTGCTCTTGGATTTGTCGGTTGCCATCCCTTACGAGTGGGACGCTTGTAACGCTCCGATTGATGGAGTATCACCCGAAGGAGGGGATGAACCTTCATACGCTCGACGCGGCTTCCTCCGGATGCTTACCCTTGACGGTTCAACCGATGTTCTCAGCGTTCGCACAATCAAAGTCACGAACGGAACGCTCACCGATGATGGAGACGGGGTAGTAACCTTGAACACGGGAGGAGTGGAAACCCTCGAAGACTTGACCGATACGAATATCATAAGCCCTTCACAGGGAAGCGTTATATCGTACAATTCAGGGGTTCAAAAGTGGATGGTCAACAACGGGCTTCAAGAGTTGATTCAGAAGTTCAAAGCAAGCGGAACGGGTGCACAGATGTATGACACCCTCAACGATACAACGAAGGGTTATATCGATATACTCGCATCGAGTGCAACGATGAAGGTCAACCATTCGGGGATGACGATAAGCGAAGCCTCTCCAGGGGTTCTTTCGTTCTCGGTTGCAGCAGGTACCGAAGGGAACGAAGTCGAGTTTGAGGCTATGACCATCGAAGGGAGTGACGCTGTTGCCACAATTGCCGATATAACCTTCAAGCAGGGAGCGTTAACATACTGGGAGAACTCAACGGGTAAGATTTGGCTTCGTGCTCCGAACGCGGGAAATATCACCGTTTTGCTTCCAAGCTCCTCGGGTACGATTGCACTCACGACCGACATCCCGAATGTACCTGTCGACTCGGTAAACGGTCAAACGGGCGTTGTGGTTTTGGATACGGGAGACATTGACGAGAACGGGAATTTATACTATACCGAGGCACGGGTTGCGGCCAATAGCG